TGGACGGCCATCGTCGCCATCAGCGCCGACGCATCCATAACCTCCGCAGCCAAGACCGCCTGCTCTCCGTTGACCGTGGCGGTGAACGAACCGAACCCTGTCACCGTGACATTGAAGGCCATCGGTCAGAGGGTGACTTGGGGGATGATGTTGAATGTCCAGGTCGTCGAGTAGTTGTACTCGGTGCCTGTGATCTTGAAGTCCCAGTAGGCGTCGCCCACGGCCCAGTCGGAGGTGTCCGTGAGCTGGGCCACATAGTTGATGCCGTCCCCGCTGGGGTTGGTGACGGTCAGTTCGTGCCGCTTGCGATCCGCGTCGAGGATGGCCGAGGTCACGGTGAATCCGATGAGGTTGGCAGGCTCCGTGGGAGTGGGCGTCCACACGACCTCGCCGTGGAAGGACATACCCCGCTTGAATGTGGTGAAGTCGGCCATGTCAGATGGTGCGTGCGGGCATCGCGTAAGTCACGCCGCCGATGACGATGGTGATCTCGTCCGGGTAATCGTTGACGTCAATGTGACCGCCGCCTCCCGAGTGAATGGAGGTGCCAGCCGAATGGACAGGAGCGGACTCCTGGACGGTGGCGTCGGAAAAGGTTAGGGTGGCTCCGATGGAACCAAAGACGATTCCGTTGGAGGTGATTTCGACCACAGGGACAGCGCCGCCGTAGTACCCGGCAATCGCCGTAGAGGCGTTCCACTTGAACTGGTAGGTCGAAGTGGGGGTTACATTGTCTTTCAGCGTGATGTTGCCGCTGGTTGTAAGCCCGACAAAGGTGGGGCTGTTGGTGGTCTTGACCCCCTGGTCGAAGTCGGTCAAGGGGGCGTAGGTCGAGCTGGCCGAGGCAGTCGTTAGGTACGACGACATACCGGCGATGGTCTGATAGGTCGAGCTAGCCGAGGCAGTCGTGAGGTAGGCCGACATCCCCGAGATGGTCTGATAGGTGCTCGCCGCCGTCGTGATGAGCAGATACGGCGTTAGGTCGGGCGGCGAGGGGATGTCCGCCATCGTGGCGAACACATTGCCCGAGGCGGGTGAGGCTGCGCCCGACAGGGCATCCGCGACGTCCGATCCGTCCAAGGACACCCCGAGGTTGGGCCAAATGATGTCCAGGTCGGCTCCGCTGGGGGACTGGGCTGCGTCGCGTCGGATGTAGCGGGCGTTGGCGACGGCCTCGGTCAGCAGGGTGCCGATGGGGACGGGACCAACGGCGCCGGGCGATATGACCCCGTTTGCCACCAAGCAGGGAACCTGGCACACCGTCCGCTGGTCGCCGGCCGCCGTGATGGTAACCTCAAGGGTGGCCGACTTGGAGGTGTCGGAGCCGATGTAGGCCAGCATCTCCGAGGTGGCGAGGTCGAGTTGCCCGACGATGCCAAGCTGGGCGATGAGGCCCGAGCCGTCAACCGTGACAGCCTCGTCGGCCGTGAAAACGATGTCGTGCTGGTTCTGACCCGTTTGCGAGATGTTCCCGGCGATGGTGATTCCCGCGTTCACGAAGGCTGCGCGGATGTCCGAGATGGAGGCGTTGCCGGGGATTACGGCGGTGTCGCCGTCCACGGTGAGCGTGTACGATCCGCCAGCCGGCGAGGGGCTGATGCCGACCCGGACAACCTTGTTGCTGCCGTTCCACGCGGAGACGGTGGTGGCCGAGACAACGGGGGTGCCGATGGGGTTGAAAGTCTCGGCGAGGGCGACAGGGGTTTGCCGCAGCTCAACGTAGACAATCTCCCGAACCGTCGCGCTTCCGGCCTGGAGGATGAGGATGGACTCGTAGGACGAGGGGGTGAGGGTGTCGGTGCCTGCGAGGATGGCAGGCTTGGTGCCTACGGTGTTCCAGGTGATCACATACCCGTCCCCGATGGAGGTGACGGCCACCCCGCCGGCCGTGGAGACGGCGGAAAGGGCGTTGAGGGCGGCTTGCACCTCGCTGGCCGTTGCGTCAAAGTCCAAGTCCGTGGTCTCTGTCGACGAGACGGACAGGCGCCATTGGCCTGCCAAGGGGCGGGTCGCAACTGTGCCGACGGCCACCTTCACGGACGCCCCAGCGGGGAAAGGAACCTCGTAGGGGGTGCGGGCAACACCGACTCCCTCGTAGAGGTGGAGCTCAAGGTCGACGTTGTTGCCCGAGAAGAACACGGGCGGGGGGGCCGAGCTGAACGCCCCCGGGGTGGCCAAAAGCCGCTGGTTCTCGGGGGAAATGAACAGTTTGAGCGTGTTGGCCATGACCTCCCCAATAGCCCCCAGTCAAATGCCCCCTTTACGAGTCGAAACGAGGGCTTATCCCGTTGACCTTGAAGGCCAAGTAGACCGTTTGGCCATCGGACCACGATATATCGTGGGTTTTTATGACGCTGGTTGACCTAATGCTGAACCCGTCCCTAAAGGGACCGCTGTTTATGGTCCCGCCTATGTCATAGGTGGTGGCGCCCGGACCAAACACCGTGACCGTTATGGTGTAGGAGGCGTTTCTGTTGAACTCGTTTATGAAGGACGGGCTGTAATCCTTTGTCTGAACCATGAAGTCCACCTCAATCCTGGATGACCTAGGCCCTGTGCTGATCACATTCATGCTAGGAAGCGATGGGGAGTACTGCGAAAGCGGGTCTGTGTTGACCCAAATGGAAGCCCTTGCGATGTTGGAGTTGCCGGAGGTTTCGGGAACGGGTGGCGAAACGGTGTTGTTTGCCTTACCGAACTCGGCTGAAAGCCCTAGCATTCCGTAGAACTGCCAAGAGTATGCGGCAAGATTCCCCGGAGTTGCATTCCAAAACGCCGGATAAAGCGAGCCTTCGTACAGGTATGGGTTTGAAACAGGCAGGAGAAAGTCAACACCGCGTATGGATCGCTGGAGATTGACCACATTGCCGTACCTTGCCCAAACGGTTCCACCACCCGATATGTCAACATCGTCGGCTAGAACCCACGCCCTCTCCGACCTTGTGGCGGTGCCTCCGCCGCCAAGAACATTCACGGCCTGGAAGTCTCGGAACTCGTCGAAGGGGTTGACCCCAACCGTGGACGGCGAGGTCGGATGCCAATAGACGTAGGGCAGTCCGTTGAACGTGCAAGTCTGCCCGTAGGAGTAGGAGAGGGTTTCGTCCCACGGCTGTCCGGGGGCGTATGGCATCAGCGTGACGTCCAGTTCCAAATCGCCGTCGCCGAGCCAGCCTTGGTTCTGACGACTATCTGCGAGGCGTAGATTGACTGCGTGATGGATGAGATCGAGAGCGCGGGCGCGGTTCCCGTTAGGGTGATGCTCGCTATCAAAAGGTAGCCAACGGTGTCCGTGTTCGTCCACTCGTCCCTCTTTATGGCCACGACCTCGACGGTGTCGGGGAAGAAAGAGTCGACGGTCTTTGTGGCCTTGATGAGGATGTCCCAAATGCCGGACTGGTCGATGGTGAGCTTGGGCGGCGTGGCCGCGTCCATGTAGACGCTGGCAATCTTGGGAATCCTGTTGTTGACCGTCCCGGGTCTCACGGTGACCTCTACCCCGTCGTCGTTGAACCCTGCGAACACCTTGAACGGGAAATCCGTGACGGTGTTTGCCACGAAGGGCTGCGGGCGCTCCATGAACACGGTTCCGAAGGAGCCTTGAAGGGTGTCGGCCCCGGAGCTGCTGATGGTCACGCCTCGGCTGGCCACCTCCCCCATGCGGTTCAGCTCCCAGGCCTCAAGGTCTTGGCCGGGTGTGAACTTGCCTGCGAAGTTGCGGTCTCCCTCGATCATCCTACGGCGCTGGAATCCTGCGAGGGATAGATGTCGGTGTCCCAGCCCAGGACGCCGGACAGGAGGAGGTCGGCGGTGACCTTGTACAGGCCGCCGTAGATTTCCACGTTGGTTCCCGTGACAAGCCAGTTCTTGCTGGGGCCGAGCTCCTCGGGCTTGATGGGGTCTTGGCTGACGATGTTTTGGTAAATCTCGGGAATGGTGAACACGCCGTAGGATGGCTGCGTGATGATCCACCCGGTGCTGTAACCTGTCTCGGTGGCCTTTTGGGCGTCCGAGGTGTAGGCAACTAGCTTCATCGTGATGGCGGGGCGGAACCACGACTTGACGCCGGCCTTTCGGTTGACGTTCTTGTTGTCCGTGGACGGAAGGAACCCGATGAACTGCCAGGGGAACACTCCTGGGTTTCCGGGCTGCGAATACCAGTAAGCCCTAAACGGGTTCTTGGGATCTGCGGCGCTTTGGATGATCGGTGGGCTTCCGTTGGTGAACACGCCGCCAAGTGGAACCTTGCTGCCGTTGTAGGTTTCGCCGTTGACCCCGATGGTGGGGACTTGGTGTACGGAGAAGTTGGGGTGCGACTCGATGCTCTCGGAGACGGCTGCGGAGGTGACGGTGGCCTCGGTTTGGGACGTGGTCTCGCCGCCCTCGATTGCGGCGTAGAAGGCGCGAACACGGGCCAGGTTGCCGTCCCTGCCGACCTCGTCGGCCTTCACGAGCGTCCACGTGGTTGAGCCGCCTGCAAGGGCTTTGCTCAGCGGTCCGCCGCCGTTGGGAAGTGCCGAGCCGCGTCTGAAAATGGTCGCGGACTCGCCGGCCCTGGAGATGTCCACGTCGAAGTTGCAGGCGAGCTGGAGCAGGCCGTAGCCGTTGTGGCTGAACTGGTAGTCCGGCTGGAGGACGTATTCCGGGTTCTGCCCATATTCCTGTGTGCTTGCGTTGGAATCCATAAGTTATTTGGCCCTGACGGACCCAATTGTGACCATGTACGGCCCGGACATCTTGGCGTCCTTCGTGGACATGACGCGGGTGTTTTCGGCGGTTTCCTCGGTAGCCTTGACGATGCTGTCCATGGGGCCACGGTTGATGGCGGATAGGACGTCGCCGCCGCCCATGGCTTGAAGGGACGTGGCGAAGGGCATGGAGGGCATACCCGAGGCTCCGACATTGCCGCCCCTAATGTTGCTCAGCGGACCTTGTCCGACCATAAGCCGTCGGGTGTTGACGGCCGACAAGCCTGCGGTTGTGGGCGTGCTTGCAGGCCCCGATTCAAGGGTGATGGCTGTGCCGGTTTCAATGACCCTGCGGCCAGCGGCCAAGGCGGGGCGAAGCTTCTTCCAGTCATCCCCGAGCAGTTCCGTCATCATCTGCTGGAACTGTGCGGTCTGACCCGACTTGGCGTATTTGTCGGACATATTGGCCAAGACCTCACCGAACAGAAAGTCTTGATCCTTGTACTTCATGGGGTCGATACCGAAGTATCTGAAAGCCACGTTGCCTTGTCCGCTGACTCCCGTGGAGATGTCCTGCGCCATCGAGGCAAGCCTTTCGGTGATCTTGTTGGACTCCTCCTCGCTCATGTCGGACACGTTCTTAAGCAACAAATACGACTGGAACATATCCTTGGCCTGCGTGCCGTAGGCGGCGGCAGAGGCTCCACCGACCTGTCCGCGTGCCAGGCCGGACGCCACGGAATCCTTGAAGCCCCCCATGATGCCCTTGATGATGCTCAAGACGCCGCCGACAAGCACGCCGCTCATGAGGCCGGAGCTTACCCTTCCGATGAAAACATCCTGCCAATCCTTCGCGTTTGCGGCATCCTCGGCGGCCTTTTCCCTTTCCTTGGCGGCCTTCTCCTCGGCCTTGCGCTGGTTGTCGAGTTCCTTGAGCTTGCGACGAAGCTCGGACCTGTTCCAGTCCTCGGTCTCCTGCTCCTCCTTCTTGCGTGCGTCCTCGTCCTTCTTGGACTGACGCTCTGCGGCGGCGGCGGCGGCGGCCTCCTCCTTCTTGCGGGCGGCCTCCTCGCGTGCGGCGGCCTTCTCGGCCTCCTCGGCTTCCTTGAGCTTGCGGGAAAGGTCCTTGCGGTGCCAGGCTTCCGTGTCCTTGTCCTCCTTGTCCTTGGCGGCTGCGGCTGCGTCAGCGGCTTCCTGGGCAGCCTTGACCTTGGCTTCCTCCTCGGCCTTGATTTGCCTGTCGATTTCGGACGCGGTGCCGGCCATGCGGCGGTAGTCGCCGGGTCCCATGTCGCCGCCCCCCCTGCCCTCAAAGGAGCGGCGGGAGCGGCGGTTCTGACGATCAACGGCGTCGGGTAGGTCCTTGGCCGCCCTTTCGGCGTCCGTGGAGTCGTAGACCAACTTGAGTTTCAGCTCGCTAGACATTGTTGGCGGCCTCCAGTTTGGCGTAGATTTCGTCCAACTTGCGCTGGGCGGCGATGTCCTCGTCCGAGAGGATGTCGATGTCGGCCCCGTTTGAGACGGCTATGGCCGCCTGCATCCACACGGCCTGGGACTCCGGCATTGTCCATGCGTCCTCCAAGGGGACGCCCCCCTTGACGAGACCGCACACTATGGAAAGTATCCAAGGCACCCCTCTGTTGCCCCCAGTCGTTGTCTTTTTCCAAAAGGTCGGCCAATGGGACTGGTCGCGGATGCAGTCGTAGATTTTGCCGACTTGGGCCACGAAATAGTCCACATCGTCGATCATGCGCTGGGTCTCGGCCAAATCCTGCTTGGAAGGCTTGTCCGAGAGCATATCGCCAAGGGTGTGGGCTGACATTATCTTGGCGGCCACCAGCACGTTGGCCGGGCTGATCTCCGGGTTGCCGTCCACGAAGGGGGACTTGAGCCTTGTGAGAACCAGCCTGTGTCGGAGGCACAGGGGCTTGGTCTCGTAGCCGCAAATCACCCGCTGCTTGGGCAGCAAGGTGAATGCGTCTAGGAAACGGCCGTCCATCGGGCCGTCGCCCGGCTTAGGCGATCTCCTGGTACTTGACGCCCTTCAGCGTGACCTTGCGGTAGTCGCTGTTCGTGCCACGGTCAGTAACACCCTTGCAGATGTACTGGGTGCCGGCGTAGGTGAACTGGGCGCCGATGATGGACTCAAAGGAGGTCGAGCTCTTGAGGGTGCCGTCGATGGAGACGTTGATTCGCTTGTCGTCGAGGCGGTTGGTGATGACCTTGCCTTCCTCGTCCTTCACCTCCACGTCGAGGGCGTTGGTGTGGTCGAGGTCGTCGCCTTGGACCGTGAGGTAAGCAACGGTACCCTTGACCCCGAAGATATGCACTACGCCGTATTCGTCCATGATGGTGATTGTTATGGGTTAGCCCCCAGTCAAGGCTGGACGGGCATGGCCACGAACATGGTGAAAGTGATGGCGTTGCCGTACTTTCGGCCCTGCATACCCTCGTTGTCCGACTCGATCCAGCACTCGTAGAGCACCCCGTGTTCCGAGGCGTTGCCCCAGGCGGTCTTTAGGGATGCCGAGTCGGTAAGGGCTGCCTCGACTGTCTCGACCCGTTCCCGGTGGTCGGCCAGGGTCTCGTCGTCCGCCGAGGTGTAGACATAGACGGTCAGCCCCACCCGGTAGTTGCCGAAGTTGGCCGCCCCGAAGGAGGCCGGCTTGTCGGCGCTGGTGGCGTGGGCGATGACGATGGGGAGCACCCGCTCCTCGTCGGTGACACCCTTGTGGATGGCCACGCCGGTCAGCTTGGTTGCTAGGTAGGCGGCTACGCGGTCCTCTACGATGGATCGGATGGGGGTGCTCATGGCATTTCTTCGACTTTGTAAGATTGGGCCTCAAGTTCCAGCTTGCGGATGATTTCCTCAAGCCTTTGGGGGCTTCCGCCGGCTATCTTGTTGACCCTGGCGGCCACGGAGGCTCTCATGGCGTAGGCTCGGTAGTGGAAGGCGGACTTCCAAAGGGTAGTGCCGGCGCCGCGTCCCATTAGGAAGTGGATCCTGTTGGCCACGATGACGGTGGGCATATTGCCCGTGGACTGGTCAACGGCGTAGCCGCTGCCATGCTGGTTTTGGACAATCCACTTGGCTACGCGGGGCCTTCGCCCAAGCGAAATGGCGGCCTCCAGCCAGCCGGACTTTAGACGGCCAACCCTCTTGCTTGCCTCCTTGAGGTAGGCGGGAATCTTGGCCTCGGCGTTGTCGATGAAAAATGTTTTCTTGTTCTTCTCAACGTTCCAAGAGTAGTTCATCACGTCCGATCCGCCGCGAATACCGATGTGGGTGGTGCGGATGAACGTCTCGCCCTTGTTGACCCCCGAGAAGTCGTTGCCCTTCTTGGAGCCGCCGCCGTAGGTGGTCTTGAACTGCGCCCAGCCCTCGGTGTTGATGTCGCGGCGGCTGACCCCCGTGGTGCGCTTGTGGTGCCTCCAGCGGTCCTCGGCCCATGCCACGAACACGGAGTAGCTGTCCTGCCCCGCAATGTCCTCGTAGGATGCCTTGTGGAGCGGTTTGAAGATGGATTGGACGTCCCGTTCCAATGTGCCTATCCCGATGTCCCTGGCGGCCGTTGTGACCCCTTTGCCGGGGCCTCCGTTGCCTTCCACGGGCAGGGTGAAGTTCAACAGGTCGGCGGCGAGGGCTCCGGCCTGCCCCTTGACCACGCTGGAGCCCAGCTTGCCCATGGCGTGTGCAAACTCCTTCATGGCCCTCTTGAACCCCTCGGTGTCCACCTTGAGGTCCTTGATGGCTATGAGGGCGGCGCTCATTGAACGGCGGTCTGCACCTTGGCCACTATCCAAGCCGACGGGGGGCGGTTGGCGATGGCCACGATGCGGTAGTCCTCGCCGGCGTAGGTGACCAGGTTGCCGTAGGCGAACAGACCCGGGTTGGCCACATGGGAGGCTCGGGTGATCTTTACCTCAAAGGTGGTTTGGTTGAGGAAGCCCCCGGTCTCAAGGTCTTGCAGAACCATGGGCTGAGTGACCATTGCCTTGAGGGCCACCCCTGGCGACGTGGGGCTGGATTTGACGGTGATGTCCTTCCCGACCTCGCCTAGGATGGACAGGGCATCTGCGGCCGCTTCTTCAAAGAGTCCCATGATGGTTAGCCCCTAGTCCAGCCATTCGGATATGTCAACAAAGGAGAGGGGCCCCCGTTTGCTCGGGAGCCCCTCTTGCATTGGCGCGTGGGGGGTCACTCGACCCCCCGAGAGCGTTAGGCCGTGGCGATGATCTTCTGAAGGGCGTCCGGGTTGCCCTTGGCGGCACCGACGAGCCAGGTGGCCGAGAGCTTGTGGAGACCTTCGGACCAGTCGTACCAGTAGCGGAGGGCGTACGAGAACTGGCTGTCGGGGTCGGTCACGATGGTCTGCTCGCCACCGCCCGTGGTGGGCGCGGCGGGGACGCGGGTCACGACGACGAGACCTTCGCGGCAGGAGACCACGCCGTTGAGGTTCGCGGTGAGGCCGGCGGCGTCGAAGCCGTTGTACTCGTAGAAGTCGATGCCGTGGAGCATCCCGAGGCGGTTGCCACGGATGATCTCGGTGGTGCCGATGCTGAACGCCTGGGCGACGGCGGGATCCTTGACGAGGGCGGCGTAGAGGTCGGGCGAGACGAGGGCGGCGCGGCCTTCCTGGGGAAGGTTCGCCTTGGTGAGATTCTTGGCGATGTCGGCGACGTCCTGGCGGTCAAAGCCGGCGATGGTGCCGTTGTAGGCGTCGTCGAAGTCGGCGTTGACAAGGCCGAGGGTGCTGTCGAACAGGGACTTGACCACGGCGTTGGCCATGGGAGCCATGAACAGGCGGCGGAGGCGCTCAAGGGACAGGGTGGCGACTTCGTAGTCGGTGAAGCCGATGGTGACGTGCTTCTGATCGGCGAGGGTCACGACAACGCCGGTGGAGTCGGCGTTGGACTCCACGAAGCCGGTGGCGCGGGAGTAGTTCGCGGCGGTGAACTTCCCGGCGTAGCGGGTGGCGACGCTGGTACCGCGCTCGGCGACGTACGAGCCGAAGTCCGTGACGGCGATCTTGGTGAGGGGCTGGAGCTGGGGGACGAGGGTCCGCAGGGACTCCTCGGCAACCAGGTTGAGGGTCAAGCCCCCGATGCTGTTAGTAGCCATGATAGGTTAGTTGGGGATGTTGGGGTTGAAAATTAGCGAAGGCCGGCGGCCGCGATGATGGCGGTGCGGTTCTTGGTGTAGAACTCGGAGGCGGCCTTGGGGTCCTTCTGACGAAGGGCGGCCCACTCGGCGGCGACTTCCTCGTTGGTCTTGGAGGCCTCGGCGACGGCCGGGGAGATCTCGACGGCATCGACGCCGACGGACGCGGCGATGGCGGCGGCCTTCTTGCCGGCGGACTCGACCTTGGCCTTGGCGTCGACGGACGCGGCGATGGCCAGTTCCATGGCTTCCTTCATCTTGGCGTTGTCGGCCTCAAGGGAGGCGACCTTGGCCTCAAGGGCGACCTTGTCGGCCTTGACGGACTCGACCAGGCCGTTGACGGTGGCGAGCTCGGCGTCCTTGGACGTGATAAGGGCTTGCGCGTCGGCGAGAGCCTTGGCGTGGGTTTCGGCCTCGGCGGACTTGCCCGTGAAGGCCTCCTTGAGGGCGGTCAGCGTATCTTCGAGGTTCATCGTTGAGAAATAGCCGTCAGTCAAGAAAGAGCCTTGGAAACCGCGTCCTCGTATGAGTAAAATAGACCCGTGACGAGGTGCCTCTTGGCGGCTTCCTTGCCCGTGAAAGTCTGAGCCTCAAGGTCCTCGTCCTTGACGAAGGTGCGGACGGCCTTGACGTCGGAGCGGAAGTCAGAGCCGACGGAGTCAATGTCCTCCTGGAGGTGCTTGATCTGCTCTTCGGTTAGGTCGGTGCCAGGATAGCCCATCGCCTTGTATTTGCCGCTCTTTATCACGGTGACCTCGACGCCGGCTTCGGCCAGCGCCTTCTTGACGTTGGTTACGGCCACGAAGCAGCCGACGTTGCCGATGCTTGCGGAGGGGGTGACGCTGAATCGGTTGGCCTGCGAGGCCACCCAGTAGGCGGCGGAGCAAGCCTGTCCGTCGCAGAAGGCGAGGGTGGGCTTCATCTTGCCGAGCGCCTTGAACATGGCGGCGGCCTCGGGGGTGCCGTTGACGGAGCCTCCGGGCGAGTCCACGTCGAGGACGGCCAGCTTCACGTCGGGGTCGGCGGCGGCCTGCCTCATCCACTCGGTGACATCGTCGAGGTCGCAGCCCCCCGTGGCCTTCTCAAGGGCGGTGAGCCCCTTGCCGATGACGCCCTTCATGGGGATGTAGGCCACGCCTTCGTGGACCTCGTACTTGGGCTGCTCGCCGAACACCATCGCAAGGATCTTGTCGAAGTCAGCCGCCTTGGGGTCGAACTTGTCGACGAAGTGGGAGACGCGCTCAACGTGGCCCTTGGCGACAAGGGGGTCGATGAGCATCGGGGTTCCGGCGGCGAGGGCTTGTGAGAGTGATTTCATGTTAGGAGGGTGAGCCCGGTGTGTCTCCGGGGTTGAGGTTCTCGTCGTCCAGGCGGTAGTCGTCCTCCATGTCCTCCTCGGCGTCCTCGTTCTCGTCGGGCGGCTTGACGGCGGTGGACGAGTTGGCGGTGACGTCCGAGATGGCCACGTTGTCCGGCTTGTACACCATCCACAGCGGCACGCCCTCGGCGGCGCACTCGTCCATGATTGCCTTGGCCTCGCGAACGCGGCGCTTGATGAGCGTGGAGAGGTGCTCGCCGTCCTCCTGGGCGTTGTCGCCGAGGGTCTTGATTCCCATGGCGATGTCGGCTCGGTTCTGCGCGGAGTCGCGGGAGGCGTCCACCGTGAGGCGCTTGGGGGTCGTCCAAAACACGCGGGTCCAGTTGTCGTTGGCGGGAAGCTCGCCGTTCTTGATGGCGGTGCCGATGACGTAGCCCCACAGGGGGGTGAGGAATCGGTTGATGAGGACGGTCTGCAACTGCTTGAACTGGCGGTCAGCCTTGGCGACGACGAGGCGCATCGAGGCGCCGCCTGCCTTGGAGGGGTCGTGGACGAACTCGTAAGGGAGCGTGCCTGCGAGCGAGTCGCGGACGAGGTGCTCCATGAACCCGGTGAACGTGGGGTTCGGGCGGTTGGACTCAAAGGACTCCAGCTTCTCGCCGGGGTTGAGGGCCAGGATCTTGCCGCCGATGAAGGTCGAGGCCTCGTTGGCGTCGGTGATGTTGTTGCCGCCGGCGGGGTATCCGTTGGGACGCATCCCGAAGGCCTCGA